TATGCAAACACTATTTGAAAACATCGTAAAAGATGGAAGTCAAGCAAATCAGATTCTCGAGCTTACAACTTACAACTCTAGAGAGCTAGCTGTTATTGCAGATAGAGAGCTTGCAAGAGTAGAGGGGTCTCCACTATTTAAGTTTAGAAAAACTTTAGAAGATTTTCAGGCTGCACTGGCCCCAGTAGGAGAAGCATTTTTAAAGCTGGCCACACCACTTATTGAATTTGGTACCAAAGTACTTGAAAGATTCAATCAAATGGGGGATGGCGCAAAGATGTTTGTTGTCGGCCTCACTGGTGCAATTGGTGTTGTTGCTCCAGCAGCTCTAATGCTTATTGGTCTTCTTGCCAACGGTATTGCAAACCTTATGCTATTTGGTAGCAAGATTTCTCAAGCATTCAGCAAAGCATCTGGCTCTTCCAACCTTTTAACTGAGCAAATTAACTACATGAATAGCGAACAGCTCGAGTCTGCCGCTGTCGCTGCATCTCTTGATCAGGTACATCAAACACTAATTCAAACTTTTAATGTCGAAGCAGGTGCAGTCAATAATCTGACTAGTGCCTACGGAAGAGCCATGGCCGCACAGCAACAGTTCTTAGCTTCTCAGGGTGCTGCAGGGGCTCGAGGACGAGGTGGTAGTGGAGGAACATCTAGGTACAACCCATTCATGCCACCAGGCTATGCCGACGGTATTCTTTCAGTCCCTGGCCCCAAGGGTGCTGGCGATATTATTGCAGCAATGCTGTCTCCTGGAGAGGCTGTCATCCCAGCCGACATGGCGGAGAAGTACGCTCCATTTATTAATTCTATTATTGCAGATAATGTTCCAGGCTTCGTTAGCGGCAAAAAGGTCCAAAGAGGACACATTGCTCCAGAGCTAAATGCTTCAGATCCAGCAATTCAACAACAGCTAATTGCTCAAGGAATTCCTGAAGTCGATGTTCTAGATCCAAACATGCAGTTCCTCCCAGATCTTACCATGGATATGCCAGATTGGGTTAATCAATCTCTAAAGACTAGCGGCGGAGTTGACCCAGATATCTGGAAAGAAGCAATGGGCGTCGATGCTATTCCTGGCGCACTCAAAGAAACATTAAGCTCTGCCATGGATCAAGTTGGCCCAGAAGTGGATCAGCTTGCAGATGATATTCAAACTAGGGTTGTTGATCGATCTGCAAAGATTGCCAAAGAAAGAGGCGGTGCTGTTACCGATGAAATTGTCGCAGAAGCCGCTGATGCTGAGATTGCTGCTCTAGAAAAAAGCGATAAAGAGCTTGAAAGAAAAGCTGGTGCAGGATTGCGTAAAAAGCAAAAGACTGCTTCGGTTACAAGATCTAAGTATCCAGAAGATGCCGATGCTGAGCTTAAAAGAAGAATTGCAGCAGGTGAGGCTACCCAAACAGAGGGTGGTACTGTATACAGCAAGGGTGGAACCAAGATTGGAAGAGTCAGAAGATCTACTGGCAAGTTAAAGGGAGGCTTAACTGCAAATATTCCTAGGTCTAGAGGTGGAATATCTAAACCTTATCCAAGCAGACCCAAAGTCGAACTTTCAGAAGAGCAATTGGCACGACAAGAAGCTCTTAGACAGAAGAATAGACAAAAGGCTCAACAGACTCTTAAAAAAGATGCTAAGGCAGACGCTAAGGCAAGAGAGCAAACTATCGAGGCTAACAGTCAAGATATTTACATGACTGAAAGAGATCGTAACAGCCCTCATCCTCAAGCTGGTAAAGATGGAGCAGCTGATCAAAGAGCATACGATAAGGGGAGGTCTTCTGTAAGAAAGGGGGGTGCTCCACTCCCACCTGGAATGGCACCCCCACCACCACCACCTGCCCCCACACCTTCACAGTCAAGATTTAGCGGGATGAAGCGATTAGGCAACAGAGCAATGGACGCAGCCCTTGAGACTGGCCCAGGTCGAAGGGTGGCAAATTATTTTGCTGGAACTAGTGGTGCAAATATTACAAATAGCCAGGGCAAGGTTGTATCTACGCTGCATCAAGAACAAGCAGCGGCAGCCAAAGAACAAGCAAAAGCGGCAAAAGAAACAAGCAGAGCAGCAAAAGAACTAAATCAGGGTGCTCAAGAACTAGAACAAGGTGCTCAGATACTTGAGAATTCCGCTCGTCAAGAGGCTGCGAGCGAAGGGGGTGGAACCTATTTAGCTGGTGGTGGAGGCAATAACAAAGGCGAGCCCGCCAAGGGCCGCCGAGCAGGCAGTGTGGGAGGAGCCATGGGGCTTAGTATGGGCCTTAGCGCTCTTACCATGGGGGCCTCTATGGCACCAGGTGCAATAGGTGAGCAGGCTCAAAAGTTTATGCCAGCCCTGATGGGACTTTCTATGGCACCAATGCTTTTCCAAGCTTTACAAAGTCCAATAATGGCACTTATCGCGGTACTGGCAGCTGTTGGTGCTAGCATCTTTATGCTTAACAGCAAAATGAAAGAGTCTCAAAAAGAAGCTTACGAAATGGGTAAGGCCATTGGGGCCAGCAAAGATGCAATGAGAGATCTTTCTGAATTTGCTGGAACAGTATCTTCTGGCGAATACATGGATAAAGTCCGAGAAGAAAGAGTAACTGGTGTTAATACTGCTCCTGGCAAAACTACATTTGGAGAATCTTTCGTAGAAAATGAGGCAGGCCAAAATCTAATTAAAGCTGCAGAAATGAGTATTGCACAAACTGGCAATGCTCAAATGGCAATTAACCAGCTGACTTCACAACTTTCTACTGCCGTAATTTCTGGGGTAATTAGCAAAGAGCAGGCATCTAGCATTGCATCTAATGTTGGTCTTGCTCTTAATGATATGAACATTGCTCTTCAAGTGAGAGCAAACATTTCAGAGCTTGTTGGACCAAATGGTGAAGACCTATCGGGCGGAGACATTCTTGAACTCTCTGCAAAGATGACCGAAACAAGTATGCAAGAAGTTGATAGCCAAATTAATGCTATGAATAATAATCTTGAGGGAGTATTTGGAGACGAGCTGTCTGAAAGAGTTGGTGGGTCAATTGCTGCTGGTTTGGGTGGTGCCGCGGTAGGGGCTGGTCTTGGATTTGCAGGAGCTAAGATTGGTGCCGCTCTTGGTAGTGCAATTCTTCCAGGTGTTGGCACAGTAGTTGGTCTAGGCCTGGGAGCAATTGTAGGTTCTGTTGCTGGCTACTTTATTATGAAAGATGCAGCAGAAGAAGCTGGTAAACTATCTGGCGCAGTCGTAGCAACTATGACCAATGCTCTCGAGCAACAGCAAGAACTTTCAGACGCTCTAGATGCATACTACCTTAAGAAGATTGAAGAGGCAAAAGTCCAGGGAGACATAACAGAACAGCTCAGACTACAGGCAGAGTACGAGGAAAAGAAAGTTGAAATGTCTGAGCAGGAAATGGCAATGCGAGAGCAAATGCGAGGTGCCCTAGAGGGCCCTGGTGCAGAAGCTGCTCGTACGGGTATTGGTGCAGCTATTGAAACAAGGTTCCAGGACGACCCAGCCGCTCAACTATTGTTGCCAGCAATTGAAGCAACAATGAGCAGACTGGATATGGCTGAAGCTGATCAAGATGTTCTAAACCTTGAGCTAGCTACTGGAGCGATTAGCCCAGCAGCCCTCAACAACTTGCTTATGTTTATTGGCGAAGACGAAACTCAAAGAACGGCACTACTTGATGTTGTAGGAAAGTTTGGCGGCACATTCGCAGATGAAACATCTCAGGTAATGAGCTTAATTGATGATAAAGAGCTGGCAGCAGATATTTTTGTAAACATTTCAAATGCAGGAAATGAGCAAGAAGCAGAAGAAATTCTTGGATTTGTAAGAGAGATTCAAAGACAGGATGCAGTATTCGATACTGACATTATTCTTAATTACATGACTAATAATGAGGAGGCGCAAAAAGAGCTTCAGGAGATTTTTGACAGAGCAGATATGGGTGTTGTTACAGCAGAGCAGGCCTATGAGATTAACCCCAAGCTCAACGATCCCGCTGCTTTTGATGAAGCTTACTTTAATATGCTGCCCGACACCGACAAAGAACAATACGTCAAAACAGTCAGCATGATTCTTGCTATGGATGAAGCAGAGCTACAGGCCAGCGACGACTTCTTAAAGTGGACAGGTGACGAAGGCCTCAAGTTTGGTGCATATCCAGGAAATCGTAGTTTTTCTTGGTGGCAAAAACGTTATGCAGAAGATATGGGAGCTAAGGTAACTAGCGAACTCTCAACTGTGGACACCACCACAGAGCCTATTTCTGCTGGTGAAGAAGAGACTGACGGTGGAGGAGGTGGGCCTCAAGGCTCAATGCTCGATGACTTGCTACAGAAACTTAAGCAGGTAAGAGATGCAACAATTGAGGTAACTGAAGGCTGGGCAGCTTCAAGAGCAAAACTTGACGAGCTATTCGGTGATGGTAGAAACATCAAGATTTTTGGTGGCATTGAGCAGCAGATGAGATCTCTTGGCCTAGGACAAAACCTCATTGAAATGATTGCTGGAATGGACCCAGAAGAATATGAGAGAAGAAAGAACGAGCTTTTCCAATTTGACAGTGCAGGAAATATTGTTGGCATTACTAATGCTTTGGGTAATATGGGGCGTGCACTTAACGCTATCGCTCTTGGTGATTTCCAAAATGAGCAGCAAAGAGTTTTGTCTGGCCTTAATGATCAAATTGTAGCCATGCGTAAACTAACTGCCGCTGGCATGAGCACTGCCAATGCTTACGAGGCTGTCAAAGATGCTGCATTTGCAGCAGCTATTGCTAGAGAAAAAGACAACGATGTCATTAGAGAAACAATTAAGCTAACTGAAGAAGCAACCGAGGCAACTAGAGCATACCAGGCCGCTCAAGCACTTGCAAAGCAAAATGCAGAAACTGGTGATCTGAGAAATGTGATTGGCTTTATTAATAAAAATACTCAAAGCTTGAGCGAGGCTCAAAAAGAAGCAATCCTTAGCGATAAGAATCTTCAGACATTAATTATGAACCCAGAAGTTGATCCCAAAACTTTGAGGGAAGCGTTAAAGAATGCCGAAAACCAAGCAGAGCTAGATCTTAAGATTAAAAAGCTCACCTTCGAAGGCCTTGTTGAAGTATTTGAAGATGGATTCGGTAAAGCAATGGAGGCATTCTCCGTTAAAGAAAAAGAAATTGAACTAGACTTTGATGTTAAAAAAGATCCTTTCCTAGATGCAATTAAAGATGCAGAAGAAGATATCGCAGATATTCGTAATAGAGCTGGTGGCCTAGACGACCTCCAAGCTGACCTAGAAAGAATTTCTTTCCAAGAAGATGACATTAATGAAACATATGATGCAAGAAAGAAAGCACTTGATCAGGTATTAGCCGCCAACAAAGCCATTCAGCAACAGCAAAAGTCTCAGCTAGATGTTGCAGAAGCATTGTCAAGAGGTGACATTGCAGCTGCCGCCCAAGCAGTACAGCAGTATAGGCAGCAACAAGCAGATGCTGCTTCTAAGAAACAATCAGAACAGTTAGAATTAGCTAGAGAAAAAGAACTTGCTCAGCTAGTTGGTCAAAGCGGTAAAACTCGTAAAGAACTTGAAGAAGAAATCAAACAGCTTAATCAAGAAATTTTTAACATTGAAGAGCTAAGGCTAGAGCCAGCACAAAGACAGGTCGAGCTACTTGACAGATCAAAGGCTGAGCTAATTGAGGGACTTGAGGTTCTTGGTAAAACTCGTGAAGAGTGGGAGAGAACAAAGAACAATGTAGATCTTGCCAAGATTAGTAGCGATAAATTTATTAATGCAATGCAGGAAGCTCTCAGTGTCGTAGAAGACATTACTAGCTACTGGGAAGAAATGGATGGACAGGTCGTAGATCTGTTTGTAAATGTTCAGCAAATGGGCGTAGAACCAGAAGAGCTAGTTGAATCAATTGCGGGTGCTGCAGCTCCCGACGGCGGTGGTGGAGGCGGCGGTGGAGAAGACATGGCCGAACTTCTCGAGCAATATGAGGGTAGAAGTGTTGGAGGTCCTGGAAGAGATGCTGGTAGCTATCTAGAAGAAATGAGAGAGCCCCTACCACTACAGGCACCATACACCGTGCGAGAAGCCGAGCAGGTTGATCAATTAGTTCTTGAAGCAGATCAAAAAACTGCATTGCATCAGGAGAGGTTGGCAGATGTAGAAGCAGCCTGGGGCAGCATAGCAGATGCACCAAAACGCCTTAGAGACGAAGTTTTCAGCCTATCTGACGATGCCTATCATGCAAGAAATAAGGCAGAAGCCGCACAGGCTGACCTGGAAGAAAGAATGGCCGCAGCCCAAACTGAATCTGCTTATGGCGATCCAATGGCCATCTTTAACACTGGAGCGGCCAGTATCCTGGATGCAACCAACAACATGCTTCAAAGAATGTCTAGAAATGCACAGGGTGAGATTACTGGAAATATTGGCGGGTACTTCCAAGATCTTGGCGTTAAAGTTCCAACACTCTTACAGGCAATACCAGGCTTCTGGACAAAGATGTCCACAGATACAAAAGATCAACTCCAAGGTTCTATTACAGACTTCTTTAGAACAATTGGTGCAAGCATTCAAAACTTTGAAAGTAACCTTGGGCATGTTGGAAATGTTTTTGCTCAAATGCCAGAAACGGTAAGGACAAACTTTGAGACCAAGCTAGCTCCTTATTTTGAAAACGGTCTTCCAGGCTCTCTCGATAATATTGGAGACTGGTGGTGGGACCTTGATGGCAGCCTTAGAGAAGAAATCTTCCCGCTGATTCAGCAGCAAATGTTTGACTTGGGAGAAAATGCAAAGACCGATCTAGAGGGTACTCTTGGCACTTACTGGGATGCATTCCCTGGCACAATACAAGAAGCATTTGAAAATGAGGTTACTCCATTTGTTCAGTCTCAGGCAGAAGCTATGGGAATTAGTATGGACGAATTCCTTGTTACTGCAATTGCCAATATGCCAGATGATATTGCTGCAGACTGGCAAGAAGGATTCCAAAGAGTTTGGAACGACTTTGCTTGGCAAACCGCAACCGCTGTTGGTAACGCTGGCCTACAGCTTGAAAACTTGCCAGCGAGTGTAGATCAAGAAGAGCTTAAATCTAAGATTGGTGATGCACTCCGTGGAGGAATGCTTGCAGGTGAAGAAGAGTATCAAAGAGTCATCGATTTCTTAGCAAGTACTGCCGATATTGGTGAAGTTATTTCAGCCCTTGGTGAAGGCGGTAGCCTAGCAGATCTGGTTGCAGAGGGTGCTGCAGCCTCTGCAGAAAATATAGATGTAGTACCAGAAGCAATCGGTCAGGTGCCCGAAGACGATAGAGTTCAGCAGGCAACAGGAGAAGACTTACCAGAGGCCTTTGAAGAAAGCGGTCGAGAGTCTGGCGATAGATTTGGTGATGAGGCCGTAAGAGAGATTCAGCGCAATCTTAATGCATATCAAAGAACTAATCCTACAGTTACAATCAAGGTAGAATATGACGATCCAGGCCCACCAAGTTATCCAAACAATGGCGGCTTTATCGGTATTTCTGGTCTGCAAAAAAACAATGGTGGCATCATTCCCTACATGAATGGTGGAATCGCCAAGTATATGGCAGGCGGAACAGTTGGGGGATTTGGCAACTATGACAAGGTTCCAGCATTATTGACCCCAGGAGAATTTGTTATCAGAAGAGAGGCGGTAGACAAATATGGCAAGAGTTTTTTTGCAAAACTTAATAATACTATTTACGCCAAAAAACCAAGCATACCAACACAAGGTTTAAGCGCTCCTAGCTTTTCAATGTCTCCATCTTCTTACGCCAACTCTAAGTTTGATGCAGAAAAATCTGGGGTAATGTATAATAATAGTTATCAAATTAATGTAAACGTTAAATCTGAAGCTAACCCAGATCAGATTGCTAGAACAGTGAGAGACAGCATTAAGAGGGTTGACTCGCAAAGAATTAGGAGCAATAGGCTATAATGGCAGACTTAGAATATATGGTTGGCAGAAAAGCCTACGCTCGACCCCAAGGACTATTGCTAGCAAATAATTCTGGGTACATTGAAAATGGTCAGAGGATTCCAGAAGGTAGAGAGTTTGAAGATTTTATTATCCTGTCTGATGATAATCGAGGTCCAATCAATTTTCAAATTAATAGATTAGAACGCAGAGAAAGAACTGTTAACGGCAGAATGCGTTCATATCACATTGCAGACAAGGTAACAATTTCCGTAAACTGGGATATGCTTCCATCCCGAGGATTTTCGGTAGTGCCAGATTTTGAAGATGCCGATTTTAGCAATAACAAAGGGCAGGTCACCAATCTAATTACAGAAACAACCGTAGAAGCCCTGACACAAACTGCTGGCACTAAGCCAGAGGATCCACCAGTCAATGCTGGAGAGGTGCAAACTCTAAGGCCACGGAGAGAAAATGCACCAGTTAGTCCTTTTGGCTCGCCATACTATAGAGATCAACAGTATACTTCGGATGGTGGTGCTGGAGGCGTAGATATTCTAGATTGGTATGACAATAATCCTGGATCATTCTGGGTCTTTCTTTCATACGACAACCACTCTAATCTTAATAATGAAATGAATCGTTTATCAGAATATTCTGAGGTTGTCGAAGTTTTCTTTGCCAGCTTTAACTATTCCGTTGAAAAACGAGGTGGCACAAATCACGATTTTTGGAATGTTGACTTTAGCTTGGAAGAGGTTTAATGTTTGTTAACACAGAGCTGCAGGAGCATTTAGAAACATCCTCTTCTATTCAGAGTCGCTCAGCCGTTGTAGCTGAGTGGAATATGAATGTTTCTACTAATATTTTTTATGCTGGTAATTATCGATACCGCCCACACGACACAGAGTTTCCACAATATAACTTTATTGCTCAATCATTTGAGCCAGCAGATCTAGCAAACAGATTCTATACTGGAGCTACCGACGCAGACATTGTTATTGATGGAGGATTAGAAGACAGCGGTATTCCAACTGCCTTTGTGTCAGATCAAGAAAAAGAGCGAATGCTCTATTCCCTAGAAGATTGCTTTGGAAGATTTCGCCCACGCTCTGGCATTAATAAACTTCGCTGGTTTGAAAATGGGTACACTCATTTTTCTAATGCTGAACTTGTTAGAAGACCAAGATACTACATGGCTCATAAATTGGATAATTTTAAATACTGGACTTCTTATAGAAAAGAAGACGGGGTAGAGCGAGGGATTGCTAACATCAATCTTAATGGGCAAAACTTTATTCACGATGCCGCACCATTTGTCGTTTATAAAAATCCAGTACCAGCAAACAGAGTAGTCGTAAAGATGCAGACTCATGTGGGAGAGGTTGACCTCGGTCCTTTTATTAAAGACGATAATCTTGTAGCTGACGAATTCTTTGGAGAATCTAATCAAAGAACTCCCGTAAGATGGAAGATTCAGAAAATGGATATCAGTCGTAGCTGGGTAGATATCGCAACCTTTGATGAAAATTCTGAAAGATCTGACGGCTCTTCTATCATTGGTCCAGATGGTTATATTGAGCTTGTCTACGGACTAATTATTCCGCCAGCATACGTGCCTGGCTTTAAGCTAGTTAAAGAATACTCTTCTGCAGATATTTTGCCTAATCCTCTTAGACTTCCAAACGGTACCGCATATTTGATTAAAGAAAATACAAACGATGCGGGAACTGTTTATGTTGTTCGTAATAACCTACAAAGCAATCAAGGAACCTTTGCTCAATTCTCTGCCGAGTATTCTTGGACCCTTCTAGAAGAGCTAAAGTCTGATACAGGATTCGTTAAAGAGCTAACCAATCCACCATCATTTACAGAAGTTTCCAACGGTAGAACGAGATATAGGGAATACGAAGAACTCTATGGACTAAGAGTTGTCGTCGAAACAATGAACGTGTTCGATTCTACATTCGACCTAATTGAGCTATCCCCCAGGCTGTCTGTCGATATTTCGGACCTTACAAAATCTTTTAACATTACCAAGACCGCTTCTGATCTAGGCAACGCTGGACTACCCGTTGGTCAGCTGCTAGCCTCAGTTGGCTCTATGGACCTCTTCGATTCTGAGCAGGCATTTTTTCCAGAGAATACTAACAGTATCGTAAAAGATTACACAGATCAAAATATTCAAATTAAGTTTTACGAAGTTATTGAAGAAGTTAACAACGATTCCTACATTGTTCCAATTAAAACAATGTATTCCGAAGGATTTCCAAGCATTCAGTCAGATCAAAAAAGCATTACTCTACAGCTTAGAGATCTATTCTTCTACTTTGAATCTATCACCGCTCCACAAATCGTTATTCGAAATGCGTCACTAAGTTATGCGGTTGCCCTTTTGCTAGACTCGGCTGGCTTTAGCAATTACACCTTTAGAAGAGTCCAGAATGAAGACGAAGAAGTTATCCCATATTTCTATGTTCCGCCAGACACCTCTGTTGCCGAGGTATTAAACAACATTGCTATATCCACACAGTCAGCTATGTTCTTTGACGAATACAACAATCTTGTTGTAATGAGCAGAAGCTATTATCTACCCTCTAGTAATGAAAGAAGTACAGACCTAGTTCTTAGAGGTTCTTTGGATTTTACTAAAGCGGGTACAATTAAGAATTCTACAACAAAAAACAAGCTTGCAAATATCTTAGATGTAGCGTTTAGAAATAATCAGACTTTTAACGATGGAGTAATTAATTATCAAACCAGGTCTATTCAAAGATCTTACAGCACAATTAGACAAGCCTCGCTAATTGATAGAGATAAGACATGGATATATAAGCCAGCCTTGCTTTGGGAGGTAAGCGGTTCGGAAGCTACAAAGTCTGTTAACGAAGAGTCGGCAAACCAATCTTCCTATGTCTTGTCAGCAATCCCACTCAATTCTGATCTGAGCACCACAGTCCCACTTGTTCAAAATCACAGAGTAGTAAACAACACTATTGACTTTGGTGATGGCGTATATTGGATTGCTCGCTATGAGGGATACTTTTATGCCAATGGTGAAATGATTAAGTATGATGCCGTTCAATACAATGTGCCAGGACTAACCGAAATTGAAAGAGATGACCCCAATGTCGAAGATGACAATGTGTGGATCTCTAGTGTAGAGGAGTATCAAAAGTATTTCTCTAAAATTCCATTTAATGGCAAGATGTACCCCACTGGTTTGGTTAGAATTTATGCAGAGCCTAACTATGAAGTTGTTGATCAGCAAACTAGAATGACTAATGGACCAGTAGCCAAGCACGGTAGAGGACAATTTGGCACAGCTATTGTCAATCATCCAGCGGGTGTTTCGGAGTACTGGACAAACAGAAACAACATCAAGGGCTGTGCTATGGATTCTAGATTCATATTTGATGCCGATATTAGAAGGCTGGTATATAGCAATAGCTACCTATTATCTAATGACACCAACGCAGTAATTCAGGTTAGTGATGCCACAATTGCTAGAGTTGATGATTACGTAGAAACCCTTTTTGACGACGAAGAAGATGACTTAGGCATTAATACAATTCCAGCAAATACTCAGATTGTATCGGTAGACACGGTAAACAATCAAATAACTATTAGCAACACAATCCGCTCAATCTCAGATGAGAATTTTGTAGCACTGGTAGAGCTTGATGACTGCACCATTGTTTCTAACGGCACAAATCCAGTTTTGCAAACCCTAGATGTGACTGGCCTAGAAGAGGGAATGTATATTAAAAATGCTCGCCGCGAGCCAGATGAAAACATAATTCAGCAAAATACTCAAATCCTCTCCATTGACTCTGGCAATAACAGAATAACTATCAGCAAAACTATTCAAAGTCCAGACACCGAAAGAGACGTAAATCTAGAAGGGGGTAGGATTCAGTTCGAGCAATTAATTCTAATTGAGAGACCGCCAAACGCTGTAGATGGCAAGGCTGGCATCGAGACAGAAGTAGTTCAAAATACTTCTGTAACTGGTGTAATTAAGAATATCTTAACGAGCAATTACACAGAAGAAACTTCTAGCAATCCCTATTACCCAGGTACCCTGCAAGCCTCTGCTTTGGTTATGAAAGGCAATACGGTTAATACGCAAAACAACCCAAGAGACTTCTTGTCTTATGTGTACAAGCCTTTAGATAATAGATTTAGACACTTTGGAACTAGAGCCCGTATCATTGGAAAAATTGAAAACAATGAAACAAGGGGACAGACCCCAGAGGGGGCAACAACATACTATACAACCGAGCAAACTGCTACTGGCCAATCGCCAGCAATTGCTGGAGGCTCTGGAGGTATTGCAGTTATGATTAACCCAGACACAAATTCTGGATACTACTTTGAAATAGCTGCCCTCACAGAAAACAATTTAGACACCTACGTTGTTGATGGAGAAATTTATAATGTGTATTTCTACAGGGTAGACCGTAGTGAAAAAGCTACCGAAGATAGCATCAATGCCATTCCTACCAGACTTTATGGCGGCATTGCAGAAATCAATGTTGACGATGGTAGTTTTGTTGGTCAATCCAGGATGGCAAACGAAACCTCAACTACAGTTTATGATCTAGCAGTCGAATATCAGGATATTGACAATGTAAGAAGATTCTATCTTTATCTTAATAATCAAATTGTTGGAATAGTTGATGATCCCAACCCCTTGCCAGTTTATAATAACGTTGCTCTTTTCGTAAGGGGTAACGCTAAGATGATGTTTGAAAATCTATATGCACTATCTGAGAACTACAGTCAAAACACAGTCTTTAATCTTCCTCGTGAAAACGAAACAGCAGAATCGCTTTCAGAGTCTATCTTTGGCATTGAAAATCTAAATGCTAGTAATTCATTTAGAAAATATACAGTAAGCGGATTTATTCAGTCGTCTTATCTTAAAGGCATTAGCTCTGCCGAACCACCCAAATATAATATTTATTACGAAGAGTTTGGCACCATAATGAGAGAGGCCGCTTACTTTGATATTAGATACGACAAAGCATATCCCGCTATTGCGGCAGAAATTTCTCCAACACCAAGCAAGCTAAAAAGCTACACTACGTCTGGCTTCTTGGCTGGTGCCTACGGTGCAGAGTTTTTAGTTTTCAACCACACAGATACCGCACTGAGTCTTGATTCAACGAGCGGCAACTACTTAAGAATTCAAGGCGTTACCTTTACTCAGCAATCTGATCATCAGCTTACGGTAGATGACTATTTCCAGAAAAAGTCTAACTTTGCAGATCCCAAGTTTTTATCTACATCCTTTGTAGAATCTCCAGTAGATGCTAAAAAAGATTATACAGACATCAAGTTGACTAGAATCACTGAAGGTAAAAAAGACTTTTCGCTATCTGCTCCTTATATTCAAACTCAAGCACATGCAGAAAGACTAATGGATTGGCTTTCTGAGAAAATTATGAAGCCAAGAAAGTCTGTGGGCGTTAGAGTCTTTGCTATGCCCACTTTGCAGCTGGGGGATATTGTTCAAATTGACTATTTAAATAAAAATAATTTTTATGAAATTGCAAAGCCAGAAGATAAGTTTGTAGTATATAGTATTAGTTATACTAAAGATTCTACAGGTCCCACTATGGAGGTATATTTAAGCGAGGTGACTAATGATATCTGATAGAGATAGGCCAGGCGTTGAGCCAGTTCCCGATGTTCCAGAATACAGATCACCTAGCGCAGTATACAAAGGAACAAAAGAAGCAGACCCAGACCTCATACTTTTTGACGACACATCTTTGCCAGTAGATATCCTAACAGACTTGCTGTTTGAAAATATTGGTGGGCAGGAAATACTCAGCGTGTCTCGCAACGATCTTCTTAATGGTCAGAATGTTAGATATCAAATTATTTCTAATCTTGGCTTACTCGCACAAGAATATAATTCACGAAATATTTTTAAGGTTCCAGGGACGCTGTCTGATTTCTTTGCAAACTTTGCTATTTCATTTTTAGAAAGGGTACCGCGAAGCGGTACAGCACCAGCACCCTACTATGTAGGTGCAGAAAATTCTAATGGATGCACTGGCTTCCCCGTGCTAGACAGAAGAGACGACACTCTGATCCAGTGTTTCACTAGCCTAACCGAAGCCCGCAATGCCATAGACAACGACCTGGCTCCCTATAGGGACACAGTATACAGCGACATTACAACGGGAGACATTGTTATTGACGTAGAGAATATGAAGAATAATGAGAGAATAGAGATAGAGGTTCTCACCATTCCTAATGTGGAAAATGATACAATATACTAGGAGATTTTTATGATTACAGACACTGGCAGAAACATTCTATCTAAGTACTTGGTTGGCCAAACTCAATCTTATGCATCTTACATTGCCATTGGTGTTGGCCCCAAGCCATTGGCCGTCGGAGAATCTTTTCCAGATTTCTCTACACAGGAGAGTCTTGACTTTGAAGTTCTTAGAATGCCAATCAGTAGCCGAGGATACATTTATGATGAGCAGGGCAATCCACAGGTTGTTTTTGCTGCTGAAATTCCCACAGATCAAAGATATGAAATTAGCGAAGTAGGCATTTATCCTGGTAGAACTAGCCCAGTACCCATAAATCTTGAAAGCAAAATTCTTTATTCATTTGCCGAATCGGAAAACTGGGAGTATCACAAATCAAATGCAGTTGCTTCTATTCCCACAATCGTAGAGCCCCTAAATGGTGATCAAGAGGGTGGCGTTATTAATCCACAAGATGAGGCTGGCACAGATCTCGTAGTCTTTCGAACCAACTCTAACAATACCGTTTTTGAGGGGCCAATTAGGCAGTCCAGGCAAGAAAGGCCAAGGTTTTTAAATAGATCCCTGTTTGTCAGAGGTGACATGTCCAGCTTGATCAACAATGCTACAACTGGAGAGTTAGAGGTTTCCTCTGGAGATCATATTCACTATAACGGTATTACCGTTAACCTTGATTCAATTGCAACCGATGATGAGCTGCGCTTAGCATTTTCTTTGCTGAGTAAAGATGAAACTCAAGCAGAGAATCCGCAGGTCGTAAAGATACTTCTCGAGTTTGCCGAAGCAGATATTCCCAACCCAGTCAACTACGCTCGTTTCGAGGTAGATATTACACAAGGATCTGGAAGCACAGACTTTGCAAGCAATAGATATTTTGTTATTAAAAAGAAATTGTCAGAATTAATTCAGAGTCCAGGATTTACTTGGAATGCAGTTAACTCTGTCAAAATTTATGCAACAGTGTTAGAGTTTGGCACCAGCGTGCCCTCAGATAAATTCTACATCTCTTTTGATGGTTTAAGGTTTGAAAACACCACTAGTCAAAATCCTCTTTATGGCTTGACGGGGTATTCTTTAATTAAAACACCCAATGGCTATCCAATTATTAAAGAATCAAATACCTCAAACCTAATTGAGTTTAGATTTGGATTGGGAATTGCTTAATGACAATTCGTGGACCTCAAAAGGCAGCCTTAAGAGAGTCAGAGCTGCCACCCATTACAGTATTCGAAGACGGAACGTTTGGCTATATTGTTAAGTACAGATTTGTTTCTGAAGACGGCAACAGATTTTCTTCATATTCTCCAAATTATTATGTAAGGCCTAACCACATCTTCGAACGTCCTAGCGGAATCCCACAAACCACTATTGAAATAGTTAGACAGGGCCCCTATGTTAATGTTTTTTGGGAAGGGGTTTTTGTCAAAGACAGAATTTCGGAAGCACAAATTAAAACAGAATCTAGATATGACCTGTATGTTTCTTGGTGTAAAAATGAGCACACAGGAAATCACGTATGGCTACCAGCAGAAAGATTTGACGGCACTATCCAAGGCTTTGTGATTCCCCCATCTTACGAATTAGAAGATGGGACTATTGTAGAAGAAGAGCCTACACATTTTTCTGTCGAGGTATACATTCGTTCGACAAATCGAAGTAGGAATCACTCAGGCCTCTTGGTGTATAAAAGAGATGACGTAAAAATTACTTCAGAAACACCAGCACCTGCCGTTTAGTGTTATAATATTAAAGGAGAAAAAATGACTAGAGTACCTGTACCAGCACGAGGCCAGCCACTGGATCTTTCGTATATTTATCAGCTTGCGGAAGCTATTAATGATTTATCCAAACAGCTCACCTCGCCAACCAGTCGATATACAAGCATCGACACGGTTTCTGCTGGAACGCAAACAGTAAAAACATCTGATGCCAGAATTGTTGGTGGATATTTAATAGTAAACAATAGCACTAGCACATCTCCAGATTCAGAGACATCCTTCTCCTACAACTTTGACGACTTTGCTTTTGTTCCAGTTGTTACAGCAACCCCAATTCTTCTTGGAGATGCTGCTACTGAGTCGGGGAAAGATGTCAGTGTCGTCTTGACAAAAGTTACAACTAATCGTGTAGAAGGAATTGTTAGATTTAATACTATTGGTGTGGCTAGCGTAGGAATTAATCTGCTAGCAGTCGGCGTACCCGTATAGGAGTTTAAGTGCAGAGAGAGGCATACAATTCTGCTCCTGTTATTCCTGGTAACAAGAGCGTTTGGTTTTTAAACGGTGATCTTGTAAGAAAGTATCACATCAGCAAGTCAAATGGTATCATGTCTTTGTATAATATTACAAAAGACAGAATCGAAAGCTGCCTGATTGCCGATTTTAAAAAGAACAGAGAGCGAGCCTATACTGTCAACGAAACAGCTCAGCTTGTAAATCGTCATCGTAAATACTTGCCAAGACTTATGCAGGCTGGTAAAATACCATATCCCATTGGAGCAAGCAAGGACGGCAAGACGGCTTTTAGAATTAGATCGTACTACTCGGAATCGATGGTTCACGAAATTAGGGATATTTTAGCATCATTTCACCACGGGAAGCCAAGAAGAGATGGTCTAATTACAAACGATTCGGTCCCCACAAAACAAGAGTTGACAAGACGTATGGGGGATGGTATGCTTACATATACAAAGACAGCAAATGGTGAGTTTGTTCCTATGTGGACAGAGTCTATTTAGAGAGGTATGAGAAATGGAAAACAGCGAGACTAAGGTTAATGTAGCATTGGGCTACACACTAAACCTTGGAAACTTTCAGTCGCTCCGCATTGACATTGGAGTCGAGGACAGCCTTCGCAGTGAAGAGCATGTGGGTGACGCTTTTAATCGCGTCTACGACTTTGTTGAGCAGAAACTTATCGCAAAGATTCAAGAAGCAAAGACTGAAGTGGAGGAGTAGTGGCACAACGCAAAGACCGAATGGCTTTGCTCAGTCGCTACGCTAAGTTACACACGGCACGGTACGAGTCTAAGCCTGATCATAATCTAAACAAAGAACAGTGGGCGGCTGACAATCTTATTGAGTCGTACACTTTGGGTGGTTGCTACGATCTTTTGCAGTACTATTTTGATACCGCCGCCGCCCCCTCATGGAATTATTTTTCGTACAATGCAGACAGCATTATTCAGGCAAAGCTGCAACTAGAACAAGACAACAAAGAACGTGCGGAACGCAGAAAGATGGCAAAGGAATGGTTAAGTGAATAATACGGAATCTAAAGTAATCTCCGCAGTACTAGAAGACAAACAAGTACATGTACTGCTGCAAGCCAATGTTGACGGCATTATGCGTACGCACGGTGATATTTGGCAGTTCATTCGTAACTACTATGAGCAAAACGGTATTGCGCCTCCAAGCTCTTTGGTAGTAGAAAAATTTAGGGACTTCTCGCCAGTTGATGGGGTGGGTGCAACCAAACACCACCTAGAAGAGCTACAAGCAGAATATCTCAATGACAGCCTTAAAGACATTTTGCGTGAAGCGGCAACTGACGTTCAGATTGGCAAGGGTGGCGAGGTTTTAGAAAACCTTATCACCAAGACATCAGAGCTTAAGAAAAACACTTCCGCTATCCGTGACATCGATGCCACAGATATTGACTCCGCTGTAGCATACTTTCAACAGCTTAAAGAGCAGCAAGAAAGCGGTGCCATTGGCATCAAGACTGGTCTACCAGGATTTGACAACTACTTGCCCTCTGGCATTATGCCTGGACAGCTTGGGGTCTTCCTAGCTTATCCTGGTATCGGTAAGTCATGGCTTTCGTTGTACTTTGCAGTGCAAGCCTGGAAGCAGGGAAGATCTCCAATGATTGTTAGTCTCGAAATGTCAGAGACAGAGGTTCGTAATCGTACCTTTGCAATCATGGGTGAGGGCGTGTGGTCGCACCGCAAGCTAAGCAACGGTGAGGTAGATGTTGATGACTTGAAGCGTTGGCACAAAAATAAGATAGAGGGTAAGCCAGAGTTTAAGATTATTTCTAATGACACTGGTGGCGACATCACGCCTTCTGTACTACGAGGCAAGATCGATCAATACAAGCCAGACTTCGTAATCGTTGACTACTTGCAGCTGATGAGTCCTAACCAGAAGTCAGACAACGAAACTGTTCGCATGAAGAACTTGTCTCGTGAGCTTAAGCTTATGGCAATTGCAGAAGAGGTGCCTATTATTGCTATCTCATCTGCCACGCCAGATGATGTTACAAAGCTTGAGACAGTGCCTACACTTGGTCAAACCGCTTGGTCACGTCAAATTGCCTACGATGCAGACTGGGTCCTTGCACTTGGTCGGGGTAGCAACAGCGATGTAATCGAATGCGTATTCCGTAAGAATCGTAATGGCTTTATGGGAGAGTTCATGGTCCAGGTAGACTTTGATAAAGGCTGGTATAAGTACAAGGATCTTGAAGATATCTAGTTATAATGGGGTATGGACAAAATATACCATAGGCCCATTAAAAGATTTAATTTGTCAGGTGCAATACATGACGATGCTGATCTAGCTAGACTTAAAACAGAGTATGTTAAACTTGTACTACTGCAAATGCGTTTAGCAGGATATGTGCCAAAATTTGATATTGACATTGACTACACACTAGAATATAATTACAAT